TCATCATCGAGAGAATATGGTAACTTTGTTCGTGATACTACTGCTTTCATTCATGAAAACAATATCACGAGAATACAGCACGATTATGTCTTGTTTGACCTTCAAAATGCATCTATGCCTAGTTTATATTATTATTTAGTACCTCCGGAGGATGTTGAACATTTATCAGGGCCAGGATTACTCTTTTATTTAGATTGTAATTCACGAGTTGTTTTCGTGGATGATATACAATTAAAAAGAGTATATGGTTTTGAGAGACTAAACTGCAATATGCCTGTGTATGCATATCAAACTATGCGTGCTATAAATGGTAATTGTGGAATGGTTGTTGTTTCAACTGTCCAGGACAGGTTCTTAATAGTCGGTTTGCACCAGTTCGGTAAAATGGACAATGGTGTTGGCTATTGTTCCGTTTTACAAGTACAAGGTGTTAAGAGATCTAGTCCTTTGCCCTCGGATTTAATAATGGGCGAAAATTTACAAATTGACGATATATATCCACAATCCCAGTTGTACCATTTGTATGATAGGGAAATGGATTGTAGAATTTTAGGAACCTGTACGCGCTTCATGCGGAAAGTTCCGAAAAGTAATTTATCAACTACCGTTTTGTATGATTATTTAAAACCTGATCTGAAAGTTCCTCGACTTGGATCCTATGAATTTAATGGAGAATGGATTTGTCCTGCAATTAAACGAATTGCAAATATGACTCATCTTGCTCCAGGGATTCATCCGTCGATTGAAGACTGGGCTATAAATGATTTACTTAACGATGTATTACCTTTCTTGCCTTCTAATTTAAGACCTTATAATGTCTTTGAAGTATTTAACGGTACTCCAAATGATAAACCAATGCGTAGAGATACAGCAGCTGGGTTTCCGCTTGGTGGTAAGAAAGGAGACCATCTAATTTTAAAAGATGGTTTTTACTATCCACTAGCGAAACTGATGCTAGCTATGCAAAGGATTTCAAATAATTGGAAGAATGGAAAGAGTAATAATGTTTTGGTAGAGTGGTGTTATAAAGACGAACCTATATCTGATGCTAAAGAAAAGGCTAGTAAAGCCCGATTATTCGGTTCTTTAGGTATGGATTTTGTTTCAAACATGAAAGTTTGGCTGGCACCAATTTTTTCTGCAATGAGAGCGTGTAGACATAATATTGAATCAGCTGTTGGGATTAATTGTTCCTTTTCTGCGGAATGGGAAGAATTATATAATTTTCTTTCCTATTTTATGAATGGAGACTTTAATCTTGATGGCGATGGTATTATGTGGGACGCATATTGTCGAATATTGCGAATAGCATTCAGGTTTCTTGAAATTTTATTCTTGTTACTCCCTAATTTTAAAGAGAAATGGTGGGTGATGAGAGGAATGGCTCATGATTTAGGATCACATATAGGTGTCTTTAATGGAGACCTCATCTTATTTTCTTGGGTTGTAATTTCAGGAATGCTTGACACAGCTGAGCTTAATTGTTTATGTATGTCACTACTTTGGAGAATGGTCTATGCTAGTATTGTTTCTGATTACCTTAAGTGGGATGTTCGATTTAAGCGTGATCAATATGTTAAAATAAATACTTTTGACCACATCGATAATCATCCTGTTTTTAAGGCTACCAGTCCTATAATGGTTTCAGACTATATGTTGTTAGTTCCATTTTCAGTAAATTTTCACTTAAAAGTTTATGGTGATGATAATAATGCGAATGTTTCAGAATTAGTTCAAAAATCCATTCCAGCTCACGTATTTACTG